GATATTGACTCTTTCTTTCTTTTCATCATCTGTAGCACCTTGCATGGTCATTAACTCACCCTCAGCATTTTTCTTTGCTGTAACAATAGATTGTATGAGATCTACACTATCTCCCATAGCTTTGTAGTTTTGTGCTATTTGTTCATCTGTTCTTGTTTCTGCCATTTTATCCTCCTTTTAATTTAGTTACTTCGGCTTCTAAAGTTGTTACTTTTGTTGATAGTTCTTTGACTGCATTTACAAGAATAGGAACAAGTCTTTCATATTTCATTCCATATCTTTGACCATCCTCTGTAAGGTTACAAACCAACATATTGTCTGCACTATCTCCAAAGCCATTTGCTTTTTCTACTTCAAGTGCTTCTTGTGCTAAAAATCCTATATTTACTTTTGATTTCTTTTTACTTCCGTCAGGTGTGCCATAAGGTTCTTCGTCTGTTCCGTACCATGACCTCTTATCCCATCTGTAAGTTACAGGTCGTAAATCTTTAATCCAATTTAAACCAATGGTGAAATCTGTAATATCAGCCTTATCCCTAGAGTCTGAACTAGAAATACTTGTATCAGCACAAAACAAGTTGCCAATATCGTCATCTCCTAAACAAATAATATTACTACCTGTTGCTATCTGTCCTGAAGGTGAAGAAGACCTTCCTGCATTGTGACCTAAAAACAAATTATTAATACCACTTGTAACTTCAGCACCTGCAGCTGCACCTACACAAGTGTTATCACTACCTGTGCAAACTTCAAGCACAGAAATTCCCATTGCTACATTAGCATTTCCTGCATTTGCAGTTAATGAATTATGACCAACTGCTGTATTTTGTTGACCATCATCTGTACCATCTCCACAAAGACCTCCGACAAAAACGTTTGAGTGACCTGTTGTAATACTTTGACCTGAATAATATCCAATAGCAACGTTGTAAGCATCCGTGGCAGTAGTAAAATTTTGAGAACCTAAAGCCTGATAACCTATGGCAGTTGATCTACTGCCTAAAGTATCTGCACCTAATGCACTTACACCCATTGCCACATTGTAGTCGGCATCCGTTAATTGATCTCCACAAGCACCACCTACAAGAGTATTATAAAATCCTGTTGTAATAGCTAAACCTGCGCTATGACCTAAAGCTGTATTGTAGCTGTCTGTAGAAGTAGTAAAATTTTGAGCAAATAAAGTTCCATATCCAACAGCAACATTTCTATCACCCTTAGTATCTGAACTCAAAGAGTTTTGCCCAATTGCTGTGTTTTCGTTACCAACTGTAAGTGCGTCTCCTGCTAGTCCACCTACTATTGTATTATAAAAACCTGTTGTAATTGATACCCCTGCATAGTAACCAACTGCTACGTTGTAAGTATCTGTTGCAGTTGTAAAATTTTGAGAAGCTAATGTTCCTCTACCCACAGCTGTACTTCTAGAACCTCTGGTATCTGAATTTAATGCACTGTCACCAACAACAGTATTATCATCTGCATCTGTTAAAGAATCTCCTACAAATGCTCCCACCAAATTATTTCGCAAACCTGTTGTGATTGCACCACCTGCTTCATAACCTACAGCAACATTAAAAGTATCTGTAGCAGTAGTGAAGTTTTGATTAACAAGCGCACTATATCCTATTGCTGTTGATTTACTGCCCTTCGTATCCCCACCTAAAGCTGTTACTCCCACAGCTACATTATAATCAGCGTCTGTAAGTGCATCTCCTGCAAGTGCGCCTATAAGAGTGTTCTGTATACCTGTTGTAACAGATTTTGCTGCTAAATAACCTACTGCTGTATTATAATTATCTGCATCACTATTTTGAACCATTAATGCTTGCGTTCCAATAGCAACATTTTTTCTACCTGTATCTTCTGTAGATAGAGCTAAAACACCTATAGCAACATTTTCCCCACCTGTTGTAAGGGCATCTCCTGCGAGACCTCCAACAAGAGTGTTCTGAACGGCTGTTGTAACAAGATTTCCTGCTTCATGACCTACAGCAGTATTAAGAGAATCAGTAGCTGTAGTGAAGTTTTGATTGTATAATGCACTATCCCCTATCGCAACTGATTTACTACCTAAAGTATCTGAACTTAAAGCACTATCTCCTATTGCTATATTATTACCACCTTCAGTTAAAGCATCACCTGCCCTACTACTCAATAATACGTTTTTTATTCCTGTTGTAACAGATTTTCCTGATTCACCTCCCACAAAAGTATTAAATGTGCCAGTTGTAACTTGCTCACCTGCAGCAAAACCTACAGCTACGTTTTGGCTTTCTGTAGCTGTAGAAAAGTTTTGTGATAAAAGTGCATTTCTCCCTATAGCAACGCTTCTAGAACCTAGAGTATCTGCAGTTAAAGCTTGATAGCCTACAGCTACGTTATAATCTGCATCCGTAAGGGCATCACCTGCTTTTGAACCAATGAGGGTGTTCTGTATACCTGTTGTAACTTGATTACCTGCTAAAATACCGACAGCCGTATTATCAGAATCTGTTGCAGTAGCAAAGTTTTGATTCATTAAAGTAGCATATCCAATAGCTGTACTTCCTTGCCCTACATCATCTGCACTTAAAGCACTATATCCTAAAGCAGTGTTGTTATAGCCAGTAGTTAAAGCGTCTCCTGCTAGTCCACCTATAAGAGTGTTTCGTGTGCCTGTTGTGACATCATTACCTGCATGAAAACCAATAGCCACATTGAAAGTATCTGTAGAAGTTGTAAAGTTTTGTGCATTTAATGCTCCACACCCTACAGCTACCGATTTACTACCTTTTGTGTCTGTTGTTAATGCAGAAACACCTATTGCTACATTAAAATCTGCATCACTCAACGCATCACCTGCTATAGAACCAACTAGAGTATTTTCAATGCCTGTTGTTATACTTTTTCCTGCTTCAGACCCTAAAAGAGTATTGTAAGTGCCTGTTGTATTTGATACACCTGCTTCATAACCGACTGCTGTATTGTAAGCATTTGTAGCTGTAGTGAAGTTTTGAGCAAACAAAGCTCCTTGACCTATTGCTACAGATCTTGAGCCTAAAGTGTCACTAGATAATGTTTCTGTGCCAAGAGCCACATTTTGAGATCCCTCAGTTATAGAATCACCTGATAGACTACCTATAAAATTATTTTTAGTGCCTGATGTAACTGAAGCTCCTGTGTTATATCCTATTGCAAGATTATAAGAAATACCATTTACATTCATGTCTTTTAAAGCTTCGTAACCAATGGCTATAGTTCTATCACCAGAGTCATCTGTGCTTAATGCATTGTATCCAATGGCTACATTTCTTGCTCCATCAGTAATAGCTGTACCTGCTTCATCACCTATAAAAACATTGTAATTACCACCAGAAGTAATAGAGTTACCTGCGTTGACACCTGCCACAAAGTTTGAAGTGCCAGAAGTAGATGTAAATATATTACCCTTAAAATCTACGCCTGTTGTTCCTGTGGGTATTTGTATAACAGTAGCATCAGCATCATTTTTAATCGTAACATCACCTGTACTACCTTGACCTGTAAGGATTAAACCCTCTGTGCTTGTATATCCAATAGCTGCATTATCACCTGATGAAGTGTCTGCTGTAGCCTCAAGGGTAGTACCCGTAATAACTCCAGAAGCAGTGATTGCACCTGATGCAGTCAAAGCTGCGACTGTCGTAGTTCCTGTAAGATCCAAATCAACTAAAGCATCAACAACAGCAGCTCCTGATCCTGCACCATCACTATAAACCATTTTAACTGCGCCATTACCTATTGTGACATTGGCTCCAGAACCTTGACTTATAATGATATTTTGTGATCCAGAGGTAGCATTTTCAATAAACCAGACTTTACTTATGGTGTTTGGTCCTAGTGTAATAGTACAAGCAGAATCTAATGTACCTGTATATTTTAAATAGATAGAACGACCGGGATCTGTTGCACCGTCCGCTATGGTGGTGGTATGCGTATCTGCATTTGTTGTAATTGCTTCCGTTCCAAAACTAAAAGCCTCTGCTATTAGCTCAAGATTGGTATTCGTGGTATCACCCCACGTTCCCGATTGTTCACCAGAACCAATCTCTTCTAATCTTAAATCATTGGTATATACACTTGACATTGCTTACCTCATGCTGCTTTATCAAGCCAAGACGGATCTTGACTTGGGGTTATTGTACTGTAACTCGGTGTTTGACTTGGTGTAAAAGTGCTATAACTAGCATCTTGATCTGGTATAATCTCACCCCAAGTTGGTAAAATTGTTTCTGTTGTTCTACCAATAGCCATAGTGCCAACCACACCAGTAATCGAAATATTGGCAAAACCTGTAATAGTAACCGTACCAACCGCACCTGTAGCCTCTACACCATTTAAAGTTTCAAAAGTATTACCAATTGCAGATGTACTTGATATACCAGTTACAGAAACGTTAGCTACACCAGTTATGGTTACTGAGCCAACGGCAGACGTTCCTGCTACACCTGTTTGCGTTTCAAAAACATTACCTAAAGCAGTTGTACCTGCTACACCTGTAGGTGATATATTGGCTGCCCCAACTACAGAGGTAGATCCTACAGCACCTGTGCCTGCTAAACCCGTTACAGAAAGGTTTGAATTAGCGGTGATGGAAACTGTGCCAATAGCACTTGTACCTGCAACCCCAAAAACACCAATCTCACCTTCGCCTGTAATAGCTACAGAGCCAACGGAGGCTGTTGCACTAGGAAAAACACCCTCACCATTCCAAGTGCCTGTATTCCAAGCAGTTAGAGAGCTATTCCATCCTTTAAACGCAACAACTGTCGCCATTAAGCAATCCTTATTATCGCATTACTTGCATCAGCCGTAGGGAACACAATCGTAAAGTCCCCACTACTGGCTGCTTTGTCTGCACCAAAATCTAATACAGCAACGGAGGGATCTCCTGTTGCAGTTTCATTAAATATTAAAGCACCTCTTACACTACTGATAGTAACATTGCTAAATGTCTCATCAGCAAAGTCTACCAGTGCGGTTGTTCCACTTGCCGTAGGTGTTACAGGATTTAAGGCCTGACCCTTAGCTGAGTAATTAGTACCACTTATTTCGTTACTAGAGGTATAAGCTGTGGTAGCTGCTGTAAATGAGGCACTATTATCATATAAGGCCACATTAAAAGTATTTCCTGTTGTTGCTGTAAAATTATGAACACCTTTCAAAAGTTCTGTTTTAAAAGAGGTACATAAAAAATTTCCCGTAAAAGCCATTACATTCTCCTTATATATTCTGCTAGTTTGGGGTTGCCTGAATCTTTTATTGCATTATACACGGTGGTTCTATCACTTTTAATAGCCTGTCTCATATAAATTGCAATTATTTTCTCCATCTCTTTACGATAAGCATGAGCTTGCTCCCTTATGGCAGGGTGGGCATTTTCTGATACACCAATTATTTTATTGACACATCTTTCAGCTACCTCCTCAGGGGTTTGCCCTCTGTTATCAGTAGTCTGTATTTGCACTGAAAAGTTCTTACCCATGCTTAACGAATCAGTAAACATTATGTCCTTGCCTTTCTAATTGGACCCATTGTGTATTCATCGACTACTTCTTTCGCTTCACCTAAATTCTTTAATCTACCTATTGCTTCAGCAAACCTTGTATTATAAACATTCATAATATCAGGATCACCTTTCATATAAATATAACACTCTATTAGGGATCCGTAAAGTAAAGCAAGTTCTGCGTTGGTGCTTAACCAAGATTCTGTAGTGTCTGAGGTAAATGAAGATAAAGTTGTAGAAGCCCCAGAAGTGCCTCCTGTTATGGTTTCTGTAGCCGTAAAACTATCTTTAGGAACAATAACCGTCATTGTCGTGCTTGAAGGTAAGGCTGTAATAGTTGTAGTAGATCCAGAAGTGCCTCCTGTTATGGTTTCTCCCACTGTAAAAGAAGAACTACTACTAACCGTAAAGGTAATAGTGCTATCCGTAAGACTAGCGGGTCTATAAAAATAACTTAGATTAACCGTGTAACCACTGTCGGGCGTTGGAGCGATTACAAAATTATCTACGTCAAACTGGGCATAAAACCTTGGTACACCTGTTGTAGAAGCATTGGGTGTAAAGGTTTGAATAAATTCTTTTTCTTTAAATTGTAAGTAGGTGTATTGACTACTATTGGTAATGGTCAAAGCATTTGGTGCTAAAAAATCACTGGGACAAGCCAAATACTGATTACTAGTTGTCATGGTACCAGAGACGTTTTTTTCAAAAACATTTAGCTGAACGTTTTTTAATATTCTTTCTTCTGCTAAACGAATAAACAAATCTAGGTTGTTAACAAAACTGGTTTCTGTGTTTTCTGTATATTCTTTTAAAGATGTTCTTAGTGTCGTTAATGTAAAGCTCATGGTGTGTTTGCTTGACCTCCCATGCCACTATGGTTTGTACAATAGTAATACAACGTCGGAGCCCCACTAGCAACGGTTATTTGTGTATAAGCTCCCGAACTACCCGCTGTGCCATTAGTGGTAACTCCTGTTGTATATTCTGAACCGCCTCCGTGTGTTCCGTCACTTGTGGTTGAAAACCTTAATGGATGACCTCCATTTGAACTATCGGATTGATCAAATCGGTAAATACTACCTTCGCTAAGGGTTACTGTGGCTTGTCTTACACCATCTATATAATATTTATTAGCACCAAGGTAGCTCGCCACAGTTACAGTATACGTAGTCACAGATTCTGAAATTGTAACACTACCCACTGCCGAAGTACCCGCTACTCCTATGACATCAACAGGTAAAGTAGAAATTGAGCCCACAGAGGTTGTGCCTACAAAACCAGACACATTAACAGATTCATTTTCATTTGGAACAGTTATTGAAACCGTGCCAACGGCTGACGCTCCCTGAACACCACTAACATTAGCTGTATTACCAATAAAATCAGTTACTGTTATTGTTACGTTACCAACCCCTGCTTCTGGGGCAAGTCGGTTTGGTGGCGTAATACCCTCAATAAAACGAAAACCAACTGGGTTAAACCCATGTTGAATAGATCTTTCTTCTGATAAATTAGTTTCTGGTCTTGCGTCCCGTAAAGCTTGAGCATCAAAAACCTTTCTTCTAGGAAATAGTTGTGGATGCTTTGTTTCAAACTCATCTGGTCCTACAACCGCACCATTCCATTCTTTTCTTAAATCTTTATATCTATATCTAAATCCTGAGCGATCTGATATTCCGTAAGCTCTTTTACCACTAGCGTATTTTGACATCAGGTAGTCCTAAAATATTCAAACTGAGGAACAACGTTAAATGATGCTCTGTCTCTGTCCTCAGTCATAGCTCTTTGAAATTCCTCTTCGTAAGCTGCTTTAAGTAATTGTATTCTTTCAGGTGCTTTTTTCATAGCAATGTAATAAGCCAAACCTGCAGCAAGGCAGGGATAAAATCTAAATGGTACGTCTAGGGTGTTTACCTGAGTGTCTGCATCATCAACCCTAGTCAAAGCATCATAATATATAACATCTGTGCTATTTTCTGGTACAGGCCATATTTTTAGATTGGGAGTTACTTGCCTATCCAAAAAAAATTGGTTTGTTCTACCCTCTGTAGTTTTGTTAGGTATGGACAAATACGTGTCCCTACTTATTCTTTCTACAGAAAAATCTGTATTATCCCTTCTTACAACAACAGATAATACATCTATAATATCTGTACCTAAATCATATTCCCCATCTGATTTGACTAAAGAAAGGGTTCTTTGTTTAATTGTCCATTGATTTAAACCCCTGTTAGCCCATTCTGCTAACATAAGATTAAGAGAGCGTCTTGCCGTTTTAAGATCATAACCCGTGCGAACCTCAAGTCCACAACGCTCAAATGCCTCTTCTATATACTCAACTACATCAAGTTCAAAATCTGTACTGTTAGATATCGCCATTATTTTTCCTCTTCTTCTGGCTCTGCATACATATTATCAAAAATTTTATTTACGTCTAGGGTATAGTCTAAATCTGATTTTGAATAGTGTATATGATGAGATGGTTTAAAATCGGGAGGACCTTCTCCTGTAACCCACCAAGCAGGATGTGTAACCCTAACTCTATTATTGGGTAACGCAACTACATTACCTGTATAAACATCCGCATCCAACAACTGTAAAACATGGCTTTGTTTGTGTTGTGCAGGATCATCCGCTATTTCACTCTCTGTATAGTCTACTGTAAATAAATATTTAGCAGGAAAAAAATCACTTCCAATTTTAGCAATCCAAGGACAAGGTTGCGCCCTGTTTATTTGGTATACTGCATGATGATGTGAGGAACAGTCCCAAGGTTGAGCTAGATAGGTAGGCATGGGTTCAGGCCAACCTTCAAAGTCAAAATCACCTACCAAGGCTGTTATAGGCATTCTTGCCCACATAGCTCCACCATGCACATTTTCTTCAGAGCCTTCTTCCAAGCCCGTAAATATTACTTGAAAGCTTAAAGATCTGCACGGCATTGTTGTGACGGCCACAGCCATAGCGTGTAAAAATTCACCATGGTATTTTTCATGGTTGTGCGTATATTCCCTACGCACCCAACATTTAAAATGCGGAATATTACTTTGTAAATAAGCCATAGATCCTTTCTATTTTTTCATTTTTTTAACCGTACCACCTTTGGACATCATTTTCATTTTTTTAACCGTACCACCCTTAGACATCATTTTAGGCTTATTATTCTTAATCATGCCACCCTTAGACATCATCATAGGTTTGTTGTTTTTCTTAATCATGCCACCTTTAGACATCATCATAGGCTTATTTTTTTTAATCATACCGCCCTTGGATTTCATCTTTACAGTGCCACCCTTAGATTTCATTTTTTTGAAACCTGCGTTTCCTATATTTACTCTGGATCCTGCCATGTTACTTACTCCTGATTACTTTTTCTTGACCATGCCGCCACCGCGCATCTTCTTAACCATGCCACCGCCACGCATCTTCTTAACCATGCCACCGCCACGCATGGCCTTAGTCATACCATTCTTTTTAATCATTCCACCACCCATTTTTTTTACAGGTTTTTTATTATGCATTGCCATCTTTAAGTCTCCTATACAAAGTTTCTCTTAATTTAAAAATTTCATTAATATTATAGTCTTTGCTGTAATTTTTATAATAACCTCTTTTTTTAAGTTTGTCTGCAGATTCATAAAGTTTTGTTAATCTTTGAACGAAGATAATCGCATACTTATCTTCAATCAAAGCATTAAAATTATTAGCATCTACATACTCACTAGCTTCATCGTCAGGATGAAACCCCATTACCCAAATATCTTTATCTATAAACATCCCATCTGATATAGCAACATTCATTGAATCTAAATATTCGTGAAACTTTTTGGCTTCTAGCTCATACTTTCTGTCTATTATTAAAATTATATCTAAATGATTAGGAAACTGAGAAACAGTCGTATACAGAACCTGTTTATTGTCTGTGTCTTTTATTACACAATCTACACGATCATCCTCCCAAGCTTTTTCAGCATACGGGCAAGGTGGAAGACCATTAAAATAGTCTAAAGGTTTTTCAAGCGCGTGTTTGGACCAAGCCTTAATTTCTTCAAGATACTCACTGCTCATGTGCTTACAGACCCTTTCGTATGCTTTCTTCTATCAGCTAGTATGGCACCGCATCCTCTAGCAACCACACCGTCCTTTTTTTTACCTGTGTAGGGTCTTTTTGCTTTTGTAACTTCTATTTCACCACCGTATGCAGCAAACTTTACTTGCGCTTGTTTGGTGTTTTTAACGACGGTCTTCCCCTTTTTACCTTCTGTCTTTTTTTTACGAGCGGTAGAGGCTCTTTCTTTTTGCGAAAGACTTTGAGCTTTAGCCCTTGGAAGACACCTGTCAGGATTCTTTTTATCCTTTGAAGTACCGCATTTACCTTTGATTTTGCCATCTGTACCTATCCTCACCCAGTCTTGTTTTAACCAATCTTTTAACTCACCCAACTCTATTCTCCTTATTTCTAAGGAACTCTTTTGCCCTTTTTGCAATTAATGCTTGTTGTTTTTTACCTGCTACTTTAGCTCTTTGTTCCAAAACTGTCAAAATTTGTATCTTTCTAGCAAAAGGTTTCTTAATTCTTTTTACTTTTTTTACAGTGTCCTCTGCATCTTTTACAGTAGCATACTTAATACTTACCGTGTCTTTAGGGTTTTCATCAGTATATAATCTTCGCCCTGTGTTCTTAGGTTTTTTACCCGTGCCTATTTTAGGATCTTTTGACATTATCTACCTTTTCTCTTACCACCCTTAGCTTTTTTTGCATAGTTTGGATCTTTACAATATTTTGAGGCTGCTAAATTTGCGTAAGCAGAGGGATACGTGTCAAAAGTTCTTTTTGCCCATGCCTTACCCTCAGGACATATTTTACTACCTTTTGACTTTTTAGACGCTGCACCACCTTTTCTAAAATAGCTTAAACCTTTTGGCATTTTACTTCTGGATATTAACATCTCCACCTCTTTCTAGCTTGTCTTAATCTACTGTTAGGATTTTTTGCTGCCTTTGGAAACTTTTTCATTTGACCTGCTGATCTAGCGCAAAAGGACTTTCTTCTTGCTTTTTCAGACTTAGTTAAACCTTTTTTCTTTGTAACAGCCGTTCTAAGTTTTGAACCGGGATTTTTTCTGCGGTAGGCTTTAACGCCTGCCTCCGTCATTCCTGCTCCTTTTTTTGTGGGGCGGAAATTACGTTTGTTTCTTTTTGGCATCTTATCTTTTGTTTTTGAAGCCATTTAATCCTCCAAAAAATAAAACAAAAATAAGTATAACAATACAGAAATACTTCCCACCCTTTTTTGATAAGGGTGGGAATTGGAGAAAAACTCAATAATTCTAGCCATATTTTTTACGCAAGTAAAGGATTACAGTATAAGTATCTGCACTGCTGTGACCAACAGTAGTAAACAATACGTCTCCAGTAACTCCCGTTCCTGCGTTATTTGTTAATCCACCAAAGCTTGAATAATCGTGATGACCACTTTGATTTTCACCTAATTCTATGCAAAAAACATCTGTATCAGCGTCAAAAAGTATTTGTACTTTCATACCAATACATTGCCACCACATTTTTTCAATGACGACGCCAGTACAAGCATCTCCATCTGCACTTGCGTTTAAAGCACTAACATCAACCTTTGTAACTGCAGATTCACCAGATCCATCGGATACATTGGTAAACTTCATTACAACTGTTTTAGGTCCATCAATTATTGTCTGTGAGGTAACTGCATCTGCCATTGATTACTCCTTTATCTCACCACGCAAAAGCATGGCTTTATATTCAGCACTCCCCTTTGGAGGGAGTGCTTTTTTGGAGTTAGATTTAGTAGTGACCCAAGCTTCGTTTTCAGGTGTGTTTGGATCATCAGGAATAAATTTTCCCGCTTTAGTTCTGGCTCTTTTTCTTTCAGCCATCTAATCCTCCATTATCTGTTCTGTGCAGCAAACATATAATCAATGTTCATTGATTTAGTTCCTGTTGCAGAACCTGAAAGTTCCATTGCTCCAAGAGCTAAGTTTTCATCGTCTGGAATGTTAGCAGTATGTGTAGCTACTAAGTTTCTATTTACAAAAAATTCTACACTTCCTGTCCCTTTGATATGAAAACCAAGTGTTACTGCAGTGCCACTTGCAATATCAACCCCAGAATCTGTCGTTGTTGCAGTGCCGTCTTTTTCAGTCACACAATCAATATTGCTATCACCATCATCTACTTGAAAAACAACACGGTCTGCTGCGGTAAGCATAGCTTCTGGATTAGTTGCAAAGTTTACAGTTAAACCTATACAAATATCCATTGCATCCCCCTCAGCATCTGTTGGGGTAAGTTTGGTTTCAAACCAAATATCTCTTCCTGAAGATACTGCGAAGATTTCATTACCTTGGATAGAAGCACCATCATTGTCTGTTGTTGCTTGGGAGCTTAATGTAACCGCTCCGTTTACAACATCAGCAGCAATGGCTGCAGAGGCACTGGAATCTTTCACAACTGTCCAGTCGTTTGTATTGTCTAAAGCGACCCCTGTAAAATCATCCATGTAAACTAGATAATCAGGGTTTTTGTCTATTGGGAGGTTTTCAAACCACTTTCTTTGACCGTCTTTTCCTGCGAAAAGTATTGGTCCGGTAAAATGTACAGCCATAATATCATCTCCTGTCTTGGCTATGTCAATCGCACCATGCGATTGTCAGAAGTTAATATGATTACTATACAAGAAAAAACAAAAGGCGACAAGTGTCGCCTTTCATTATTTTATTTAATTTAGAGTTAAGCCCCCGGTGTACCGAAAACACAACGCCAGTCGGAAACACCGAAAGAATATCTTTCACGAGCTTTAAATCTCATGTTTCCTGTATCAAAATCACCTTCCATAGCTGTCTTTATAGCTGCTCTATTGAACATCTTAAAGCCGTTTGGAGCGTCAGTTTTGATAAAAAAGGCATCCGTATCCGTTAAGAAATGGTTAACGACTGCACCCTCAGGAAGCATACCCATGCTTCTGTTGGCGTTAATGTCGTTATCCGCTGTTCCTGAACGGAGGTTTGAGTTCATTACTCTCTCTGCAATAAACTGCAATTCTTTAGGAATAATTAACTTAGTTCCTCTAACTGCAATTTTAAGCCCTCTCTCATCAGTAAATCCTGCAATATCTATCAACATCTGCTCAAGAGAAGTCTCATTGAGATCCGCTGCTACAGATAAGATATTGGTTTGAGTTCCTGATAAAGATGGGTGAGAAGCAGAACAAAGAGATACTCCGTCCCCTATTGCACTTGAACCTGCAGTAAAAGCATTATTAAGTATTGCTGCTGCTTTGATCTGCTTTGTCTGAGCCATAGAACGTGCTAGAGCCTTTGTGTAACGTGAAGCTAGTCTATCGTAAAGATTATCTTCGATAGCCTCTTCAGTTATAGAAAATGCTAAAGCAATAGTTTCATGCGTATACCTAGCTGTGTAGGTTTCTTGTGCATCGTCAAAACTAATTGATCCACCCTCTGATTTAACAGGTGCAGTTGAGAAACCACCTAACATTACTTCTTCTTCAAAAGCTCTGTCTGAGGTTTCCTCTTCAAAGATTTCAGCGTGTTCGTTTTCATAACGATCATACTCAAGCCCAAACAAGGCGTTAAGGCCGGGTTCAAGCTCTTTCGCTAATTGTGCGCGAGATATAGCCATAGTCTAATCCCTCCTTATAATCCGGTTGATGTCGCAGTTGTCTGCGAATCAAACCTACTTGTTGGTGCATTGAAGTGAGCATTGAGTCGAACAATAAGCGGTATACCTGCTGCAGTGAAATCACTGTTAGCTTCGTCGTCCATTATTCCTACAATCCTCAACGGTAATGTGGCTGTTACTGCAATAGAACTTACACTTAGTGCGCCATTAGCTCTACCTGTACTGGTTGAACCTGTACGAGCAGAGGTGCCTAATGAAGCGTTAGCAAAAACGGCTGTTAACGCAGTTGCACGGTCTGTAAGGGTTGCATCTGAAGCAACTTTAAAAAGTTGATTCGGATTGTCAGCTACAAGTGCTTTTACAGGAAAGTTTGTATCCACACTCACATTGTTTGAACCCGGCCAGTAATTATTAAAAATTACCTTTTTGGTTGAACTATCTACGTATTCTACGCCCATGAGAACACCTAACGCTTGAGTTGTACCACCACTGGTAGCACCTGCTTGATCAATTACCCCTGCTGCGGTAGGCACTACAATAGCACCATTGAACAAAGCGTTAGTATTGTCGGATGCAATCTCATACTGAGTTACCCCAGTAGTATTGGCTGCATTACCAACAAGCCCAATAGGACGAAGACCGAAGGCTGTTTCTTGATTTGCCATTAATTTATCTTCCTATATTGGGGTAGTCCTAGCCTTTATTTTTTGGAGGACCACCGAAGGTTACACGAGATTGACGATCTGGTTTAGAAATCGTCATGGTTGAATGTGCATTCTCTCGCATCATATCGTAATCCACAGCTTCCATCTGGTCGTGACTCTTTGAAGAAAAGTAATCACTTCTTTCTTTGGCTGTCTCTACAGGAATGCGAGCAAGCATCAATCCCCCAACACCAAATACTCCTTCATATTTACCTGTGTCAATAACTGGGGCTTCAAAATCAGGAAATTCGTCCTTGCGAACTAATTCCCAACCCTCACGCATTTTAGCACTAATATTCTTAGTATCATCAAATCCGCGAGTTTCTGCCCTTATCCAACGGTGTTGAAACCCGTCGGGTGCAGGTGGAGCGTCTAACATGGAGGGTGGAGCCCAAGGCTTGCGTTTAGCCTTTTTCTCCCTAGTTTCATTTGCGCGAGAAGTTCTCTTAATTGGTTGATCTATATTTTCAATGCTCATAATTTTACTCCTTCACGTATTTCGCATATTCTTCTAGCGGCACACCCAATTTCTTTGCTATTGCAACTTGGCTAGGGGTGAGTCTAACCTTTTTCCCACTATTGCGCCCAGAATTTCTTGAAACACTAGCAACAGTCTGGACGGGTCTTTTGCCATTGTCTTTGTTCGGCATATTAAATTTGTCTTCAATACGTCGATCTAATTCAGTATAGTACTCATCGGTCTGCGGGTCAAACCCTTCTTCTTCAACAAGACGTTTATGTATGCCAAAAGCAGCAAAAGTCATAGCTTCATCCTGACCAAACCAGTCATTTTTGCTTGCCCACTGTTCCGCCTTTGGATCAGGTCTTCGGACCTGTTGTGGTTGTGGGGCAGGCTGTTGAACATAATTTTGTTGCTGACTGACCGCCTTTTGACGCTCTTGTTGCGCTTTTGCCTGATTTAATTGACTATTTTGAACTGCAAGCTCTGCAATTTGCTTATTTGCAATAACCGCTGCTTGCGAATCACCTATTTCCATTGCTTTAGCAAGGTCTTTTTCAGCTTGAGACATCTGACTTTTAACACGATTATCGTATTCGTTAATATAACTCGTGTCTAAATTGTTTAATCTTGCTTTAAGGTTGTTTGATTCACTTTGAACATTTTTTGCATAGTTTAATGCTTCTTGTTCTCTTCTCTCAGCCTCTCTCATCTTCTTTGTAAGAGAATTTATTCGTTTTTGTGTAGCTGATTCTGCTTTTTGGAACTGATCTTCATCAGTTGATTCATTTACTACCTCGGTGGTAGCTTCTTTTTTCTCATCAGACTTGACTTCGACTTCAACATCCTTTGACTCATCTAATTCAAGCTCTATTTGTTTATCTTCTGCCATTTATACCTCCTAAAAATGCAAAATATCGTCTGGATTTTGTATTTTAGCCAGAATTTCATCATCATTGAGTATTCTGACCTCACCACCGTCAATGTTAAACCGTGAACCTGCGTATCGGGCAAACATTACCCAGTCATTTTCTTTGCACCAAGCCCCAAAAGGAAACTTCTCCTTATCTTGGTAGCAAAGTGTACCCATTTTAAGCACATACCCAACTTGGGTAGACACTTGGTTCTGTTCTCTAACTTGATCTGGTAGATGAATACCACCTTCTGTCTTTCCCTTGCCCCTGTAAGGCAAAATCAACAGTCTCCAACCTGTAGGACTAGGCATTCTGTCCAACAAAGAGCCCTCTAAGGCTTCTGGATTAAGATATTTCTCTTCTTGATAAGCATCTGAAAGGTTGGCAACAGCTTTTGGCGTGGCTGATGCTTTTATTGTAGCACTTTTATTCATCATTTTGCTCCTGTTTATTTAGCAGGCTCTTGAGTTCCTGTTCAACATAGTTAAGGGCATCCAAATTGCCCATGAGTTCGCGGTAATGTTCCATATTTTTTACATTGTTATACTGCAAAACGTCCTGAACAGTCCGTCTATGGTCATTTATAAGCCTTAATACAGCTTCTGCAACAAAAATATCACTCATTTCTAAAAAAAATCCTATAAAATTGCATTTATATATGGGATTATGTATAAAAATATAAAATAATCAAGTGGGTTCACTTAAAATTATCTCCTGACACAAAGGTTTGATGTGATAAATCTGGGGATGTTCAAAAAGTTTTTCTGCTTGCATCTTAGCGACACCAAGACAAATTTCAAACTGCTTATGAAATTCCCAATTTCTTGTAACCACTATACAACTTTCGGCATAAACACTTGAACATACCAAAAGTATAGGCATCCACATCGTTAAACTTTTTCTTTTTCAACAAGCATTTCTTTCTCTTGATCTGAAAAGGTTTTAGCTTCTTGTGACGGATCTTTATATGTAGCCGATATGGTGCAATTCACACTAAAACTACGTCTTTCACCCTTTGTTTTAAACGGATAAACACAATGATGCAAATGAGCCGGAAAAACATAAAAGTCTCCGACCTGTGGTTTCATTAAACAATTAGATCCCGTATGATTAGCTGCGTGTCCATAAACAAATTGTATGTGTCCATTACACGGATGGTGATCTTTGTAATCTTCTTCCCACTCCTCATCTATCCCGTCTGGTAATTTTAAATAGCCTACACAGGATAAGTAAGAGCCTAAGTGAACATGGATAGGGTTATATTCATTTTCAAACTGACGAACAAACCAACCACTTGTTACGTCTATGCTATAATTAAAAATGTCAGGTTGTATGTTTCTTTTACCCAAAGAAGTATATAACTCAGCGTGGCTTTGGTACTTCATTAAAAAAGTACCCATTTCTTTTGCCCAAAGCTGATCTAGCTCCTTAGTAAATTTTAACTCTTGTGAAACTTTACCTACGAGATTAGGCGACCAATCCTCCATATTCTCGTCCATAGCGTCGTTGAGCCTATCTACAAAGCTAGGTGACATTTTTTTATATCCTATAATAGGACTAAATGGTGCAAAGATTTCCTCTTCGTCTTTTGGTGTGTATATATTAGCCATGATTTCCCTTTCTATTTTAATATGGCGTTGAAAATTCCCTTATTTTATTAGCTCAAAATGAGGTCCATCCAAAAATGGACGTCTACCTTCACTACGTCTTAGGTCAATATAACTAGTCATAGCACCTTCCATGCTACTATTCCATTGAGCTATATTTCCTATGCTCCAAGCTGCTCCCCATTTAATAGGAACATTATGTTCTTTAGCAGCTTGTGCCATTGCATCTGCAATATCATCGTAAAGATTCAACTCCCATGATGCCCTCGAACCAAGATAGGCCATGAGGTCGACGGCGTGACCAATTAAATGTTTGGATTTCATTGTTTTTGAAGCACCTTTTTGAACAAGTTCGCGCTGTTCGGCCTCCGATCTCATCCCGCAAATCACACCGAAATCCACTTTTGAGTAGTTTATGGCCGAGGTAACACACTTGACCATATCTGGATGTACCCCCTCTAGTTTATCTAAAGATCTTTGACTTAATTTAAAACTCATTTTGTTAACCCTTTCTGCTTTTCATAAGTTCTAAGTCCTCCAATTCCGAGCATACCTCCGAGGACAGTAAGAAGTGTACCCATATCAAACTCTGGCAACTCTGGTATTTCTATACCCACTAATGCCACTACAAAAATAATAACTGGCTGAAGAACAAAGTGATAGCCAAAAGCAATCCCACAGATCCAACCAATGCAAGGACGCCACCCACCTTTAAACAGGCTTCCACTTGCTGCTTCTGCAGCATTAACCTTAACTTGAGCGAGGGCCAACTCCTGCGCGTGTTTTTCTGACATGGTTGCAATCTCATGGGATAACTTTCGTTTGAGATCTTGGTCAGGTATTGCTTTGTCTAGTATCTTAGATACTGGTTGTATAAGATTATCTAATAGCCCCATTACCCTCCCCTTTGTTTCCACGCTTGGCTAATTGATTAAAACCGATAAAACTGCCGATTATTCCCATGTTGGATAATATCCAAATTTCGCCGATACCACTCAAGTGACTAATTCTATCTATAGGCACGACAGGTGTCATTAATACAATAATAAATACCGTTACGGTTATTGCAGAAAACCAAACCAAATGACGTTGCTGATCTTCTTTCTTATCACGGTTCTCAAGCAAAACCATACGCTCTCTTCGCTCTAATTCTTTATCATCTACAATCCCATCACCGTTTTTATCTAACAGTTCCCATGTAGAACCTTTTTGTAATTTTTTTTGTGTCATGTCGTTAACAACCATCCTCTAGGGTAAAACTCTACTGTATCAGATTTTTTTCTTTGATCAAATAAATACCAACACACATTGTCCTTACCTGTATGGGGTGTTTCTGGAAACCACTTTACTCTACCAATACTTTGTATTTTTTGACAATAAGGTAAATATTGTACGGCTTGTATGGTGTGCATCCAATCTGCATAGAACAATAACCAACTAGGTCTAATTGCAGATAAGTGCATAATCGTATCGTGTAGTACCTCCCTTGACCAAGGCGGGTTTGTAATAATTAAATCTGTATCTACACCTATTTCTTTTAAGGTTAAGTCAAATACGTTAGCTTGTTTAATATCTTCTCTTTGCGGATAAATATCAGAACGCCACTTGCATTTCAAATCAGAAAACTGATCCATAGCATTTATAAGTGAACCGTTGCCCGCCATTGGTTCAGCATAAGAAATATAACCCTCTAAGTGAGGTAACAAAGGTTCTAACGCTTTTGCAGGCGTTGGATAAAAATCCTTATCTATCCTGCCAAACTCTGATCTTTTTCCCATTATTGTATAAATAACCATTTTGGAGGAAAAAGTATAGTCCAATAAAAAGCCGCTAGAACAATAATGTACAATAAGACATCTTCAATTTCCATCTTGTTGTTTTTTCAACCATATTGCAAAGAAGATTAGTCCTATAAGAGAACTTATTAAGATAATAACAAAAAGACCTTCAATTATTCTTTGTTTAAGTTCTTGTCGCTTGTAAATAAGCTCTTGTCTTTTTTTACGAATAGTACCCTCCATCTTCAACAAATCGTCCCAAGCTTTTACACCAAACTTAAATTTAACGTACTGTTGCAACTCATATCTTTGTTTTTCAAGGGTTTTTTGTGCAACCAAAGACTTCATGGCAGCTTCTTCTACCGTGTCACCGCTCAACATCTTCTTATAAAATGGAGGGTTGGCTGTAGACTTTACCGCATTATCTATGTCACTGGAGGCGTTCATCCATCTTGACAGATCACCGCTCATCTGTTCAATGTCCCGCCCCATAGCAAATGCTTTTTTTATATTGTTAAAAGCTGCCGTACTAAGACTTAAAGCCGTTGCAATACTAGCGGGATCTAACATTAGAATATTCCTTTAAACTTTTGAGGTCTAGCAATCTTGCTGAACCCCTGTACAACTCCTCCCTTACTTTTTTTGTTTGCGGTTGATAAAGCTATAGCCACTGCCTGATTTTGAGGATACCCCTCGTCTCTAAGCTTGCTTATGTTTTTACTTATTGTTTTCTGACTAGAACCTTTTTTTAAAGGCATTTATGAACAACCGTGGTAATTACCACCCTTGATGGCTGCCCCCATACCTCTAACCGTCATAGTCGTTAGCTTAGTAGGAACTTGTACCTCTTTAGCCTCGCCATAAGGTATGGTGCCCTGACCCTTGATTTCTGCAGACATTGTTGCCTTTGGTGCAGGACCGGGTGTGTTTGTAACTATTTTAACTTTTCTAGCCATGCTATTTACCTTTCTTATTTAATCAAGTCTTTATAGTAGTTTCGAAAGTTTTCTAATTCTGGGTATAGGTCTTGGGCTCTTTCTAAATCACGATTAGACATTCTTTTATCTTTTGTTTTGAGGTTGATAGATGAACGACTTCTATACCCTTTTCTTCTACTCGTATTTCCAACAGGTGAATCTTGAATTTTTTTTCGTTTAAGCACCATGCTATTTACCTCTCTGCTTTAACAGTTCTCTTTCCATTGCGCTTTGGATCCTAGCCTCGGTCTGGGCTTCCTGACTGGCTAACCTCTTACCAAACTGGTCTGCTCTAATCTGTTGATTTTGTGCTTCCAGTTGTAGTTTAGCCCTGTCTGTGTTTGCCTCATTCTGTTCAGACTGTGCCCGAATCTGTAGCTCTTGCTCTTTTAGTTTTACCAGAGGATCAGGTCCTTGACCAGATATTTGTCCAGATAGTTGCTTAACCTGTTGCATACCTTGTGCCACCAACTGAGCCACCATACCCTGAAACTGCATTTCCTGACCTTCTGCAGGCATAGGTCCTGCCTGTGCCATTTGAGCCTTAGCTTGTTCCTCGGCTTGTATCTTGACGTGTTCCAAAACGTGCTTTTGCAAGGTAGCTGCCACAGGTGGTATAGAGGCCACCATCGGTGTACTACCAAAGATCAGATGCGCCTGTATGTGCGCCTGATGGTTCTGACCCTCAAACGCTTTTAACGTCATCATCTCCATTGCATTTATGTTTTCCTGTGCAGGGTCCAAGGGACGCGGTTCCTCATCTGGCATAGACTTCAAAAGCCTGTCTACATCCGAAACACCTATCGCTTCATACATATCCCTATACACTTCATACATATTGTGTATCTCAGGGGCTTGAGCCGCTAATTGCATCTTGGTCTGCGCCAAAGCTATCCTCTGAGCCTGACTAAAGGTATTGGGGTTAGAAACAGGTAGAATATCCACCCGCTCGTCAAAGTCCTGCGCCATGATCTTTTGATCCTGACCCTCTACCGCATACGGATATTCCTGTGGTAAGAACTCACTCATTACCTTAGCCAACAGTTTAAATTCCAACCGCAAAGCGTAATGAAGCCTTTTGTGTACCGCGCTCATCACACGGCTACCCTGCTCCAGTAACGCCAGTGTTGTACCCACTGCAGCCTGTTGATTACCGTCCCCGACCTTCATATCGGTGATCGTCGCAAAACGCTGCCCCGCCTGAACAACAAAACCCAATAAATTAAATAACGTCTGGTCAGGACCCTTAAACGGTAATGGCATCAAGCTGTCCCTGATAGCACCGCCCGGTGCGTCTACGTCCCTAAATTCACCCGGCTGTAGAGGATCCTCGTCGTCCCTGATCCGCAGGCCACGGGCTTTAAAACCCGCAGGAAGATTAGATAACGTACCCGCATCTATCAACTGACGAAGGGCCGCCGTTGCCGTTCTGGATAACCCGCCAATCGTATGAATTAACCCCAGTCCATAAAAACCAAAGCCCGGTAAAAATTTAAAATGTACAAAATATTGTATTTTTTTCTTGAGGCTATCCCCCTCTTTGTAGTTTCTTCTGATCGACAAGATCTGACCGTTGTCCTGAGAAATGGTTACAACATAAGGAAGCTTCACCCCTGTAGGCTCGTCCTCGTCGTCCACCTCCTCAAACCCTTTTAAGTCCAGATCCACATGACACTCCAAGAGCGTGCAGTCATAGTCAATCTGGGAAGGTTCCATGCCCGATATCCTGTTGATCTCACCCTGTACCTCGGTCACGTCCCCTTGCACAGGTATCACGTTAATATCCCTATAAACCCCTGCCAGTTGTTGCTTTCTTAGGTCATTCAACCCCATACGAATAATATGCGTGACATTCGGACAGGTGTCCAAGTCCGACGTGTCATAAGGCACAATTAACTGTTCTGCAGGTACAAACTTGCTAACAGCCTGACCCATTACCTCATCAAAATACACTTTTTTAAACGTACTGCCCGCCAACGGTAGATAAAACAGCATCTGATCCATGTCAGGCGTGTAATCCTCCATCACATTCGTAATATAGTAGTTCATAAAGTGACGAACCCGCTCGGACTGCTCCTGCTTGGCACGGGTATCTTCCCCCATAATTACCGTTCTAACAGGCCCCGAAGAAGGTAGTAGCTCGTTAAACGCCTGTGCCTGAAACTGGGTAGCTGCCTCCGCCAACAAAGGATGCGTCACGCCACTCGCGCCCCTAAACGGTTGGGATCTCTCCTCATAATTAAAGCCCAGAAGCTCCAGACCATCCGTATAAGCGTCCTCCCACTCCTGACGACTAGCTTTATTCGCATCAAACTCGCCCAATAATTCAGAAGATATACGTCCCAGTTCCGTATCAGAAATCATCTCCGCAAGGTTTTCTGTAAATCCCGCCTCGGTTCTCTCCTCCTCAGGCTCGAAGTCCACCGTCACCCCACCATCGTCTTCTTCCGTAATCTCAATCTCTATATCGGGATCCGTGAGCAACGGCTCGTCGGTACTGGGTATTTCAAGCTCTATCTCGGCCTTTAGATCCTCTTCGTCCAACTGCGAAGGGACGTTTGTGTCCATTAAACTTCCAACTGTGTCTACCATGTTATGTTCCTAAATTAGTAATACGCCCTCACCTTAACAGAATTTTCTTCATCTTGCCAGTCATCTGTTGGTAATTGTACAAAATTACCCTGACGATACCTCATAAGGGCCTGTGTCATGCTATCCACCAAGTCGTCATACTCACCATTCGGAAAAGCTGCCACCTCCTCTATCATCTCATCCGCCCACGTCTCATCGGGGGCCCAAACCATACCCGCCTCAAACAGCGGACTAACCGCATGGACCCTCGTCACCTTGTCATTACCCTTACTGGGCGTAAAATTCACAACAGGTATACCCGTCTGTCTCATCTCATGCGTCAATGGCATACCACTCGCCTTGGCCTCTACAATCACCGCATCAGGCTCCCAGTATTCCCACAACTCAAATGCCATGCCTTTCAACTCAGGAAAGTCCCACCGACCCTTCTTACTGTCCAACAAAATTAAATTAGGGGCTCCGCCCTCCTCAGGAAAGAACACACCCCACGTCGTAATCGCACTGTAGTCACTCGTCTCCCTCTTACTAAAAGCCGTATCATAACTCTGTATCACATACTGCAACTGCGGTATCCTCTCTTTCTCCCAACGCCTCCACCACTCGCGCGGTATAATCGCATTCTCCTCACCCGTCGGGTTCTGCTGATACTGGGCATTCCATTTACTAGGCGGTATGGAAGCGCGGACCGCGGTCAAATCATCCAAACTCCAATACTCAGGCCAACATGGCTTGCCATCCTCAAAAATAGCAGGTAACTCCACAATCTCCCACTGATCCGCCCTGTCGTCCTTCGCCATCGCCCGCATCAACTGACCCGTCATGTCCTTCTCCGACCACCGCGTCTGTACCAAAACAATACTACCGCCCGGCTGTAAACGTTGTCTAGGTCCGCCCGTATACCAATCCCAAGCATCGTCAAAACCACTACTGCTCATAGCCGTCTGCTCCGAGTGAGGATCGTCAATAATCACCAAGTCACCACCACGTCCCGCTAAGTTCGATCCAACCCCCACAGCGTAATACATACCACCACTGCTCGTGTCCCACCGACCACTGGCCTTACTATCCGCCGCCAACTTAACGTCAGGAAACACCATCTTATAATCATCACTGTCAATCAAATTCTTGGTCTTCCTACCAAAATTCACCGCCAGTTCCGTCGTGTGTGTCGCTTGAATGATCTTCATTCGCGGATTACGGCCCATCATCCACGCAGGAAATAAAAAGGAAGCAAACTCACTTTTCGTGTGTCGCGGAGCCATGTTGATAATCAAGCGTTTTAGTTCGCCTTTCGCGACCCGCTGAAGCTTCTCCGCTATGATATAATGATGCCTACCTGCAATAAAATCGGGCCACATGGAACGTACAAAAGTTAAAAAATTATCCTGACAAGCCTCGTTCTTTTCAAGCTGCGCTAACCGCAGTCTGAGCTTCAAAAGTTTATCTTCATTGGTCTGATTTATCTGTACATTCATCGGGGGTCCCTGAGCGTTAAAATAGCACTTTTTTCAAAATAGTAAATACTTGTTCGTTTTTACGCATAAATATTTGTGAAAAACATGGCACTTGCACTCGTGCCACAGACACGCGGGCGGTGGTTTCTGGTGCGATTTTTTTGGTTTTTTGATCGTGAAAAATTGACCCGATATTATGAGGTCTCCTAAACATCCTTTAAAAAAAATACTCCGTCCGCGGTGCGCGGTTCTAAAATATTTTATCTCGGACGCGGTAAAAGATTCGGAGTCGGAAATACCCCGCCCCGAAAATATTTCGGGTTTTTTTAATCGTAAATTTTCGTTAGCTAATACCCCGCCCCGAATAAATAAGCGGGAATAATTATCGGCGGTTGCTGGTCAACTGTCCGCGGTTCATGGTTCGGGTACGTTTAAAATGGTTCAGGGCGGGCGGATCTTCGC